AACTTAAAGCCAAAGGTTTGAATGCTTCCCTTAGCGTAGGCGAGAAGAAGTACTATGGGATGGGATATGTAGTTCGCGCAATCTCTGATACCGTATAAAATAAATCTTTACTTTGATCTTAAAATAAATTATAATAACTCATACTAATTGAAAGAGAAAATAAAAAATGAAAGCAAATAACAGTAAAAGAATGACTAAAAGCCTTGTTTCAACTGCACCTCAGCCTACCGTCGATGCGGTTGAAAAGTCATTTCAAATTGTCGCCTACTCTACGTTGAAGCATAATTTGAAAGAACTATCCATTGAAAATGTTGAAATGGAGGCTCAGCGCCTAGAGCGTTGTGTGGAATTCTACTACGTTAAAGAAAGCCACGAAATGCAATATTTAGAATTCGCGGCTAACTTCCTGTTAAAGAATTTTAAAGAATTAGTTTTTGGGGTACAATATGCGTTAGATTATCTAACCGATACTCCAGAGAATGAGAATGCCAACAAGAAAGATCTAACCTTTTACACATTAGCCTACTAGAGAACGAAATGGAAGAAAGAACTGCGCGAATTAATCTAACCCATAATTGGACCAAGAAAGAACTTAATGAGCCCAAATATGCCCCTAAGGTAGTCACTTTAAAAACTGACTATAAACGGGAACAGAATAATTTAATCAAATTGAAATATGAAGAATCAGAAGAATCAGAAGAAGATGAATGGGATGAATTAGATGAAATCTAAGGTATATTTTAAAGGAAAGCATTCTGCCACTCAAGGGTGGGTTTCTGGTGAATTTGGTGATATTAAACTGACTACAAATAAACGTACTTATCACAGGATTCAGAAATCGGTTACCAATCAAATGATAGAAACATTTACACCAACTTCAATTTAGGAATATTATGATTACAAAAGAAGCATTATTAGAAGTTCTCCACACCGCTACCGCAATGGTATCATTTACAAAGAAAGATGGAACTGTTAGGGGTATGCAATGTACCCTTAAACCAGATTTATTACCAGCAAAGGTAGAAGTTGTATTAGCAGAAGGCGCTACACCAAGAGCTATGTCGTCCACAGATAGTATTTCTGTATATGATTTAGAAAAGTCGGCTTGGCGTTCATTCAATCTTTCTAATGTAATTTCTTATTCAATCATCGGAGCATAATATGAGCGTAGTAGCTATCAGTAATCCAAAAGATAAAGACACTATCAAAAAAATGATGGATGAAATCTCTAACAGTTATACGAGGATAAAATCTGAGCGCGACCTGATCAAGGATACTATTGATTCATTATCTGAAGAGTATGAAATTGATAAGAAGCATTTAAACAAAATGGCTAGGGCGCATCATAAGCAAAATTATACTTCCCTTACCGGAGAAAATGAAGACTTTGAATTTCTATTTGAAAATATCTTCGGTATTCCAGAGTAATATAAAAAAAAAAGAGCAAGGATGCTCAATTAAAACTTGCTATTTGAATGTAAGCGTTATATAATAGCTCGTACATTAAATTTGAGAGAGATATATTATGGCAGTACTTAAGAAAAATGAAAATGCATTGGCTATGAAGAAAGACGCTAATCAGAAGATAAAAGAACGTAGACAAAAAATAGACAACCTATTTAAAGGTTCTTCGGGCGAACCAACAATCAACCCTATTGATTATAAAATATCATTAATTCAAGCGTTAAACTGGTTTAATGTATTCCACACAGATAAAGAAAAGCAAGCGTGGGCATTAGAATCTATTTCAGATAAAACTATACGTAATGCTTTATCAAAACTAGATGATTATCTATTTCGTCAAGTAGGAACATTGATTAGGCTTAAATACGCTGATAATTTATTAGAACCAGCAGAATTATCTTACATTTCTAATAAGATGTCAGAATTAACAACCCTAGCTACTATTGAAGTTGAAGACAAAGTCGTTGTAAAGAAAAATGTCATCCCCATCCAAGATAAAATTAAAGCATTAGTTGATAACTACGCTTCTGAAATTGATGGCGAAATTGATCAATACATTACTAATGGATATCCTAAAGGATTTACATTTAAGAATTCACCTAAAGCGTTGGCCGGCTCAGTAGCTAAACAAGTTCCCTCTATCTATGCTGGATTGATTCGAGAACTAGAAGAAGCCTTGGCTAATACTTGCGAGCAATTAACTGAGTCATATTCAAACGTTAAAACTGTTCAATTAAAACGTTTCATTCAGTTGATGAAGGATTTTGTATCATCTTGTACTCAACAAGTAGTTTCTGCCAAAATTGTAAAGGTATCTAAACCTAAAGCGCCTTCTGTTCTAGTTCAAACATTGAAGTATCTTCCTAAATTTGAAGAGTTAGATTTAACTTCTGAGAACCCAATTAAGATTATCGGTAGTTCCTCTTTGGTCTTATTTGATACGGTTAGACGCAGGTTATCCTATTACGTCGCGGAAAAGGATTCTACCTTATCCGTTAAAGGTACAACTATCGTCGGATATGATGTTGAAGCCTCTGGCGTAAAAACCATTCGCGATTATGATTTAGTGAAGGATTTAAAGTCTATGAATAAAAAACAAATAGAGGCTAAATTTGGTTCTATTAGAACTAAGCGTATGATTCCTAATGGTAGAACAAATACGAATGAGATTATCATTAAAACTTTTAAATAGGGGGTACAATGATTTTATTAGATTTCTCGCAAGTGGCATTAGCCTCCGTAATGGCTTTCAAGAAAGACCTTGTTCTTGGGGCAGAAGAAGCAAATAGAAACATAATTAGACACGCTATATTGTACAGCGTATTATCTAACAAAAAGAAGTTTGAAAAGGAATATGGGCAGGTAGTTATATGTTGCGATTCTAGGAAGTATTGGAGAAGAGACGTATTCCCCAACTATAAAGCACATAGAAAAACTAATAGGGAGCAATCGGATTTGGATTGGAATTTTATTTTTAGCGTAATGGATGAAATGAAACAAGATTTGATTGAAAACTTCCCGTATAAAGTTTTGACGGTAGATAAAGCGGAGGCTGACGACCTTATAGCGGTATTAGTAAAATGGAGTCAAGATAACGATTTAGTTCAAGAAGGTATTGTTGAAAATTCCAGGAAGTTGATGATTGTAAGTTCGGATGGCGACTTCAAACAATTACATCAATTTTCTAATGTTAAGCAATTTAGCCCAATGCAGAAGAAATTGGTTGAACGACCTAAAAGCGTTCCTGATTTTATCAGAGAACATATTATCCGGGGCGATAAAGGGGATGGTGTGCCGTCAGTACTTTGCGCGGATGATTTCTTTACCAATAAAGAAGTATATGGTAAAGCGCCTAGTGTAACTGCTAAAGTATTAGAAAAGTTTTCCAATAGAAATAATCTTAATGATTTAGAAAAAACACGATATGATAGAAATGAAACATTGATTTCTTTTGAAAAGATTCCTAAGGATATATCCGATAGTATCATCGAAGCGTTTAATACCTGTGAAGTGAAAGGTTCTCAAGGTAAAATCTTTAAGTATATGATCAGTAACGACTTCAGACTGCTGATTGATAAAATTGAAGATTTTTAATTGATACTATATACTATTAATTTTTAATGAATAAGAGTGAAATATAATGAACCCAAGACGCGATAGCCTACCAATAATCCTTCAAAAAATCAACAATGCGGAAGATGTACTTCAAGCATTAAAAGATAACGTCGCCGATCCAGCATTAAAGAATGTGTTTGGATATGCCTTTATCCCTAGAGGTAAATTCTTATTACCAGAAGGCGTACCTCCTTTCAAAAGTGATGATTCTATTTTGGATCTTACTATTTCTCATTTGGCATTTGAGTCCAAACATTTTGACAGATTTGTAAGAGCAGATTTAACGCCAACTAAGCGTGAGCAGTTGTATATTCAGCTATTAGAATCACTCCATAAAACAGAAGTCGATTTAATGGAATTGATTAAATCGCAGACCTTAGATTCTGTTTATAAGAATATCACCTTAGATAAAGTTGTTGATGCTGGATTCTTTGCTTGGCCTGAAGGTGTTGATAGAGAAGAATTTGTGCTAAACAGATTTAAAGATGAGGTGAAGAAACTAAAAAAGGAACTCCCAAAGCCAGAAGTGGAATTACAGGAACCCATCTCTGGTACGGAGACTGCTCCAAAGAAAAGTCGAGGTCGTCCAAAAAAGATAGTTGCCTAGATAGAATTTATCTAAAATTAATATTATTGGCGCAATATTTTTATTGAGGTATACAATGAGTTTATTACAAGAAATTAAAGATGCTTCTGTATCAGCAAGAAAGAGTAGAAGTTCTGATGCTTCTTTCTTAGTAACGCTTTATTCTGAATGCCAGAATGTGGGTAAGAATAAAGGCAATAGAGATTCAACCGATGATGAATGTATTTCAGTGTTGAAGAAGTTTAAGGCTGGGGCGGAAACTATTATGGAGAACGCTATCATTAGAGATAATCCTG